CACTGACCTGAATCGAGTGATCACCAGCGCTGATGCTCGGCATGTAGTGATCCACATATCCGGTAACCACTGGGTCTTGGCCGAGCCGAACCTGGCAAGCGGCCCCTGGGGGCAGTTCGAGACGGTCCAGCTCACCCGGGTAAAGCTCGGTCATACCAATACTGAAGTCACTGGGCAGCCGCTCAATACCCCGCGTGACTCGGACATTCGTCCAGCCGGTGATATCAAAGCCGCCCGACGTAATGGTCAGGTCGTCTTCTTGCATGAATAGCCTCAATGAGTGCGAATAAGGAAAGCGACTTACCGGGCCAAGGCTTTGACCGTAGTTGGCATAAACGCCGGATGGATGGGGTTTGCCTGTTGGATCAACTCATCGGTTCGATTCGTATCGCGGTAAAGCCTGTTAGCCATGGCAAGCGCCGACATAGGGGCGCGAAAGGCGAAAGTCTCCAAGGTGGGCAATGTGGCTCCGGTGGTGGTCAGGGCCTTGACCACGGCCTGGCGCAAATCAACCAGAGCGCCATAGCTTTCGTCGTCACCATTGTCGCCGGCGACCAACAACTCCTCATCGATAAACCCGGTTACCGTTGCCATGGTAGCCATGGCCTCGTCGTAGGAGGTTGGCACATAGGTCGCCACAACGTTGCCGATTGAAGCCAAGGCCGACCGTCGTAATAGAGCGCTAGTCGCGTCCTGAGCAACCTCACGAGCCGCGCCGATAGCACCACTGCCAGACACGGGTGTCGGTACGAAACGAGCGAGTGAACCGAGCAGCTCAATTGCACTACCTGGGTCTGCGATGCTGGCCACGAGAGCATCCATCACACCCTGTACTGCGTCGGTGAATTGCTGCCCACTGCTTGCGTCCAAGCTCGCAGCAGCATCAACAAGCGTATCCATTGCCGCATCCACAGCGGCGCGATTGGCCGTGTTCTTGGCAATCAGGTCTGCCATGGTCGCACTGCTGTTTTTGGCTTTTTTACTCGTGATGAGCGCGCTGCTGACGTTGCCATTGGCATATCGCCCAAAATCACCGGTCAACAGGCTGGCCAGGCTTGTAATGCTGCGCACGTCGCGGGTGATGCGTCCTACCAACACTTTAAAGTCAGCGATTACTCCGACCACCATCCCAACAATTGCCTTGCCGAACTTGATGACGCCCTCGACCGCGTTGATCAACGCAGTGACCCCGCCAATCACTTTGCGCACAAAGTCGAGCGCTGCAGAGAGGCCAAGCGCAGCCGCCAGTTTGTCCAGCAGCGACCCGGTCGACGTGGTGATTGAGGGGAATACACGATCGCCGGATTCAATGAAGACGATGCTGATCTCAAAGTACCGCCCCATGTCCCAGCGCTCGACCACGCTCAAGCCCTCGGATGGAACGCTGACCTTGAGCCCCCCCAAGGTCGGATGCATTAACGCACCGGGCCCTGCCGCCTCAACTGCCGCGACCAGAGCATCACGCTGCGCCAGGACGTTGCCACCGCCATACACCAGGCTGTCGGTAACCAGAAAGCCGCTCATGCGGATACGGCGCGTCGATCGCCCCATATCCTCAATGTAAGGCTTGTCACGCCCCGGGTATTCGTGGAGAGCCAGCCGGCGGCCGAAGCGGGCGTCACCGCCATAGACCGCAAACGGTACCCCACGAAACGAGGCCTTGTTGAGCATCTCCGGCCAGGTTCTGTTGGAGTCCTGGGCAATTTGAATGATGTCCGACAGCAAACTCATGCAATAGCCCCCATGCCCGAATAGGCGATACGGCTCGAAGCCTGGACGTTGCCGTCAGACTTGACCTTAGTTTTCAGCCCCTCAGGCGCGTTTTTGTGTTCGATTTCAACCTTGACGCTCCCGCCATTTTGCTGGGCGGCACCTTGGGAGTAAGGGCCTGCTGGAGCTGGTGACGGCGCAGGCACCCTATTCGCGATGACCTCCGCCACAGCAGCCCTTTTTGCAGCATCGCCGTCCGCATCAGCTGGCCGCTCGTACTTCCGGGAAACGATATCGCCCGCCTCCCTGGCACTTTTCGCTCTACGCAGAAGATCCCCGGCACCTTGCTCCTGGCCTTGAGTGAGTTCGTAGTGAACGAATCCAAGCTGCTCATCCAGACTGGAGCCCTGCATGGGTTTCCCTGCCCATTTCGCAAACTGCTGTTGTCGTGACTCATGCCACTGCGCGGCGCCATAAGCGCGTCCGCTATCACCCACAGCCGCCGGATTGAAGTTGCTCTCAAGTCCGAGGTTCGCGCTAATGCCCGCAGCCTGTTCTTTCGTCCACCCTTTGCCCTGGAAGAAGGCCATCGAGCGGCCGGTTGCCTCCTCGTTAATGCCGCCGCGCCCCTTGAAGGCGCCGCTCAAAATTTCAGAATCAGAAACTTCCGGGAGGCCTTGTGCGCGACGAATGCGAGCAATTTCCTTATCCTCGCCATCATTCAGGCTCGAGGAGTACGCCAGCGCGGCAAGTCCTACACCACCTGCCGCAAGTGTCGCCCCAATTCCAACAGCACCAGCACTCGCACCGGCTCCAGCACCAACCGCGCCTGCTGTACCTGTTGCCGCGCCAGCGGCGACTGCAGCAGCTTCCCATCCAAGCAGCAGCTTAGTGAAGGCCAGCACCCCAGCACCACCCCGAACGAGCGTTACGCCAAGCGAGATAACGCTGCCAATCAACCCTGCGTTCATCACGCCTATAACCAAAATGGCCGCGTTCTCCCAGCCGCCGAGCCACTCAACTACCTTCCCAACTCCTTTGCCGAAATTGACGATGCCGTCTCCGATCTTCTTCCACTCAACCTTGTTGATCCAGACTGCAAACCCTTTGGCCCACTCGCCGATATCATTGGCAATCAAATCGCGATTCACCGCCAGCCAACTGGTGAATTGATCAACCAACGGCTTCATGACGGGGATCAACTTATCGCCGATAGAGTTTTTAGTCCCATCGATGACGATATTCAGCCCGGCCAAGCTCTGTGAGAACTCCTTGCCGCGCTGTACGGCATCGTCACTCATGACGTAGCCCAGGCGTTTCACCGTTGCCTCATAGCGCTCAATGCCAGCCGCCCCCTCGCGCAGAAAGGGCAGCATGCCGCCAAGGCCTAAATTGTTCGCTATCAGGGCTTGGACTTGAGGGCTTTTCTGGCTGGCAATCGCATTGGCAATAGCCTTGTACTCACCCACCACATCCCAGGAACCGTCCTTGGCTTTTTTCAGGCCGATACCGAGCTTGTTCAGCATCAACAACGCGCCTTGGTTACGCCCCCATTGCGCGTCCTGCATAGTGGTCGCCAGGCTGTTGAGGCTGCCCGTAGCCAATTCGGTATCGATGCCAACCATCTTGGCGGCGCCCTGGAAGGTCTGCAGCTGACCGGCAGAAATACCGATCCCGTGCGCGCTGTTGTCAATCGACCTACCAAGCTTTGCCCAGTTAACGGCCAACGCCGCTACACCAGCCACCGAGCCAATACCCGTAATAGCGGCCATCGGAGCAACTATGTTACTGATGCTACGAGCGGCACCGCCTGCCTCCCTGCCGATATTGGTGAGGTTCTTGCCGATGCGCTCAAAGCCAAGCTCACGGCCGAGGCTTTTGAAGGACTTTCCGACCTCTTCAAAGGGTCGGGTCATGCGGCTGACAGAGTCATTGACCTTGCGGACGGTCGCCGAGGCCTTATCAACCGCGCTGATCGTGATCGTGAAGGTATTAGCCATCTGAGTTACCCGCCATGCGAATGGCTTGTTTGTTCCATTCGACCAGTTCCTTCAAAGTGAGCGACCACGCATCGCGCGGCCCCCAGCCGTAATACTTGGTGAGCTCGGCAATCAGCTCTGGCCAGCCTCCTCCGCCTGACCAGCTTCGGTAAAACCCTCGAGAAACTTGTTCGCCGCGACCAGATCGCGCTTGCTGAACTTCTCGACAGCACCGCGCGGGATTGCGCCCACCAACGAAATCAGCGTGATCGCAGATCCGATCATGGTGTCGGCCCGAGCCGCTTTCTCCATCTCGCCCGCGGTCGGCTCGCGCAGTTTGATTTCGTCGTAGGTG